GGTCGATCCTTGTCGGGAACGTGGACGCCATTCTGGCCGCTATCGTCGAAGACGGGAGTTACGCCGCACTCGCCGCGGTTGGAATTGAAACGCGAGCCGCCGAAGGCGCCGCAGGAGTCGTCAACGACTTCGCCAGCGCATACGCGCGAGATCGATCCGCCGAACTGGTTGGAATGCGTCGGGACGAGCTTGGCCGACTCGTGGAAAACCCAAATGCTGAATGGGCAATTGACGACACTACGCGGGACTTTCTTCGAGGCTCCGTCGCGGATGCAATTGAGAACGGATGGAGCAATGACAAACTCGCTGCCTCGATCGCTGATAGCTATGGATTCTCGGAAGAGCGCGCTATGACCATCGCGCGGACCGAAACCCAGATGGCCGCCAATGCCGGCGCGCTGAACGGCTACAAGGCGTCCGGCGTCGTCGAGTTTAAGCAATGGGTCACGGCGAACGACGATCTGGTCGAGGAAGATTGCCTCGAGAACGAAGCCGCCGGCCCGAACGGCGACGGCGTGCTCGCGCTTGATGATGAATATCCGAGCGGAGACGACGCGCCGCCGGCGCACCCGAACTGCCGCTGTGTGATCGTGCCCGTCGTCGACTTCGGCGACACCGAACAATCTCAGGAGTAAAGCGATGGACGCCATGCGTATGTTTGCCCAGATCACCAAGGTCGACGAAGCGAAGCGCCTCGTCTTCGGTCGCGCCGTTCAGGAAGTGCCGGACCGCGCCGACGAGATTTTCGACTATGCGTCCAGCAAGCAGCACTTCGTCGACTGGTCGAAGTCGTTTGACGACGACACGAACGGGAAGTCGCTCGGGAATCTGCGCGCGATGCACGGCAAGGTTGCCGCCGGAAAATTGACGGCGATCGACTTCAACGACACTGCAAAGGCGATCGACATCACGGCGAAGGTCGTCGACGATGCCGAGTGGGCGAAGGTGATCGAAGGCGTCTATACCGGATTTTCCATCGGCGGCAGCTACGTCGGCGACAAGACGACCGAGAAGATCGGCGACCGGACGATCAAGCGTTACACCGCGCAGCCGGCCGAGATCAGCCTGGTCGACTCGCCGTGCATCCCGACGGCGAAGTTTTTCGACATCGTCAAGGCGGACGGTGCGCTGGAAAAGAAAGCGTTCAAGCCGCCCGAGTTCGAAGTCGTCGGAACCGACGAAGAGGTCGCGCAATTCGCCGAGGCGATGAAAGCGAACGGGCTAGGTATGGCCGACATCCTCAAGACGATCATGGTCGATTCGATGCTGACGACCAGCGACGAACTGAAAAAGCGCGAGTTCTCGACCGAGGAGCGCGACAAGGCGGCCGAGTCCGGCGCCGCGCTACCGGATGGCTCGTTCCCGATCAAGTCTGTCGGCGACCTCAAGAACGCCGTCAAGGCGTACGGCCGCGCGAAGGATAAGGAAAAGGCGAAGGCGCATATCATCGCGCGCGCGAAGGCGCTCGGCGCGACGGACGAACTGCCGGACGACTGGAAAGGCAAAGCGACGCCGCCGGGCGATCTCGACAAGGCCGACGACAAGAAAAAGAAAAAGGGCGAGAAGCCGGGCGATAGCGCGGACGACAAGGAGCCGGACGACGACGAGGACGACACCGCGAAGGCGATGGGCGCGTTCCTGAAAGCCGGCGCGCTGGCGAAGCGCCTCGCCGATCCGGAATTGCTGCTGGTCGATCTGATGAAGATCGCCGATGCCGAACTTACCGAAGACGAGCGCAAGGGCTTGAAGACGCCGGAAGCGGTCAAGGCTGCGATCGTCGCCAAGGCCGGACGGTTCACCGCCGCGCACGCCGACAAGGTGCAAGCGATTCACGATCACGCCGCGTCGATGGGCGCCGATTGCAGCGCCGGCAAAGCCGCCAAGCCGGACGATCTGGCGAAAGCAACGTCCGAACTTGAGCAATTGCGCGAGCGCATCAAAAAATTGGAATCGCAGCCGGTTCCGTACGTCACCCTGCGCGCCGTCGCGCGGGCCGCGGACCCGGCAACGAAAGCAGCGACGGCGTTCGCCGATACGCCGGAATTTCCGCCACTCGAAAAGGCCGACTACGTTTACAACGGAGACGGTACGGTCGACTGGTTCACGTCATACCTTCAGAAGCGCCACAAACTGGCGGCCGTCGCTTCCTAGCGCGCGCCTTCGACAACCTCTAACCTAACCGCAAGCGCAGCAGGAGCAAACGATTATGGAAACCGTAAGCCCTAACGTCCTCGAACTGTTCAAGGAAATTCCCTGGAAGACGGGCGTCGACCCGGCCGCCGCGATCAATATCATGAAGTCGTGTCTGTTCAAGGACAACGGCGAACCGAACGCGATCCCGCTCGAAATGCTGAAAGCGAAGTACGGCCATTCGCTGCAAAAGGCGTTCACGCAGCCCGGCAGCGCAACGTCCGGTCTCGCGCAGTACGACCTCGAGCAAGGCGCGCGACTGCTCTACCCGGTCACGACGCTGTTTCGCAACATGATCCCGCGCGTTACCGGCGGGACGGGTATTCAATCGAACTGGCGCGCCCTGACCGCGATCAACCCGACGAATATCAACATCGGGCTTTCGGAAGGGCACCGCGGCCCGGCGATGAATCAGACCGTCGTCGACAAGACGGCGCCGTTCCGCACCTCCGGCCTCGACAACTTCGTTACCGAGCAGGCGTATCTCGCCGCGGTGACGTTCGAAGACCTGATGGCGCTCGCCGCAACGACGACGCTGCAAGGCACGATGGAAGGCGAAGAGCGCCTCGACATCGGCGCGAACTCGTCCCTGCTGCTCGGCACCGCCGCAACGCCGGCCGGAACACCAGTCACGACCGGCGGCACGCTGGCCGACGGCACGACCTATAGCGTGATCGTCGTCGCGCTGACGTACATGGGGATGGCGACGTCCACCTTCCCGACCATCACCGGCTCCGGTTCGGCTGCCGTGCCGTCTGGCGGTGCGGTTGCGCTGCCGTACACGCGCTCGAACCTCGACGGCTCGACCGATCTGATCCAGGGCTTTAGCGGGATTCAGTCGGCCGCGAGTTCCGCGGTCAACGTATCGGGCGGCACGGGTCACGGTTCGATCACCGCAACGGTCGCGAAGACGAACGGCGCGATCGGCTACGCGTGGTATGCGGGCCTGACGCCCGGCTCCGAGAAGCTCGTCGCGATCACCGGCTATCCGACGGTCACGATCACGTCGCTGAACTCGACCGGGCAAGCCGCAACGGCGCTGCCGGCAACGGATACGTCGACGAACGCGCTCAACTACGATGGCATCTTGACGCAGATTCTGGCACCAGGCTCTGGCGCGTACGTCGCCGACTTGGGCGGCGCGGCGCTGACGACTGCCGGCTCCGGCTCGGGCGGGATCACCGAGTTCAATACGCTGATCGCCGATCGGATCGCGAATTATCGCTTGGTGCCGACCGACATCTTCATGTCGCCGGTCGACCAGCAGGCGCTGTCGAAGCTGATCCTCACCGGTAACACGAACCTCGCGCCGTTCTTTATGGGCGATTCGAGTTCTGGCGGAATGGCGGCGGCGGTCCAGGCGAAGGTGTACAACAACCCGGTCGGATTCTCGACCGCGCAGCTGGAGATTCACGCGCACCCGTTCATCCCGGCAGGCACGATCATCTTCTACTCGCGGACGAATCCGTACCCGCTGTCGAACGTGCCGAACATCATCCGCAAGCTCTGCCGGCGCGATTACTGGCAGGTCGATTGGCCGGTCGTTACTCTGCAGCGCACGCTCGGCGTCTATTTCGACGCGGTGCTGCAGATGTACTTCCCGCCGGCGTTCGGCGTTATCACGGGGGTGAAGAGCAGCTAATGTCTGAGAAGCAACTGCGGCGCCGCGGCTGGGCAACTCCTCCTCGGGCCTTTGATACGTCGGCGCCGCAGCCTTTTTGACCATGAACCCTGGCGACCTCACTACTCTAGCGAACGCGAAGGAATGGCTCGGGCTGTCCGGGGTTTTGATCTCGGACATCACGAACGCCAATCCGGCTGTGGTCACGCTCGCGTTCGCGCCGCCGACGCCTCTATCGTCCGGGCTGACTGTCGGCCTGTACGGCGTCAACGGCATGACGGAAGTCAACGGCAACGAATACGCGATCACTGTGATCGATACGACGCACTTTTCGATCCAGGTCGATACGACTGCGTTCGCCGCTTACGTCGACGGCGGATACGCGAGCCTGTCCGACGGCCTGATGCAGCGCCTTGTGTCGTCGGTTTCGACGTACATCCAGTCGATGCTCAATCGCACTATCCGCAACCTGCCGTATATCGAATATCGGAGCGGTACAGGCGGGCAGACGATGATGCTGCTCAACTTCCCGATTACCAGCGTCCAGAACGTGCAGGTCGACGGGATCACCGTCCCGACGCGCCCGCCTATTTCCGGCGCCGCGGCGTTCAACTTCGTCGGCTTCAACTGGCAAGGGCGCGGGCCTAGCGGCTACACGTTCGACCAGTATCGCGTCATGCTCAGTGGCTACGAATTTTGCCAAGGCTTCTCGAACGTCATCATCGATTACGCGGCCGGGTATCTGATCGAAGGCGAGGCGCAGGCCATTCCGGCTTCGCTGACCCTGAACACGCTGGCGCACTGGAACGCCGGCGACCGTGGCGTGACGTATGTCGATGGGACGCCGCTGCTCAACGTTGCGCTCGGAACGTCGCTGGTTCAAGGCCAGTACAGCGTCGACGCTAACGGGACGTATTACTTCGCGGCGCCGGACCTCGGGACGACGGTGCTGATCTCTTACGGGTACGTTCCGTTCGACATCGAGCAGGCCGCGGTCGACATGATCGGCGACTGGTTCAAGTATCGGGAGCGGATCGGAACGCTGTCGATGGGGATCGAGTCGCAGACGATCACGTTCACCAATACCGCGATCACCGCAAGGGCGCAGGGCGTGCTGTCGCAATACAAGCGCGTCGCGCCAGTTTTCTGAAAGGGACGCAATGGACCTATCCGTACTCGTTCACATTCTGATCTGGATCATCATCGTCGGCTGCATTTTCGGCCTGCTCTGGTGGTTGATCGGCTACATCGGATTGCCGGAGCCGTTCAACAAGATCGCGCGCGTTGCGCTCGCTGTGATCGCGGTGCTGCTCCTGATAAACGTCCTGCTCGGCTTCGCCGGCGGGACGCCAATGGTTCACATGGGCCGATGAAAATCAATCGCCCGAATAACTGGGAGCATCACCAGCGGTTTGCTGGCAAGGTTCCGCATCCCGGCGAGCGCGGTCAGGCGTATGTGATCGCGCCGCAGGACGATCCGGTTGAGGCACAGGATAGGCTACGCAAACTGCGCCAAGCCGTCACCGAGACGACCGGAATGCCTACGGCCCCGGTTAAGCAACCGATGGGGTTCCGATGATCTCCGGCTACATCATCGGCGACAAAGCGCTTGTGGCGCGGATCAGCGGCGCCGGCGCTACCGTCAAGGCCGAGATCGACCAGACCGTGCAGAAGCTAGGATACGCGCTCCAGGCGCGCGTGCAGACGCAGAAGCTAACCGGCCAAGTCTTGCGCGTGCGGACTGGCCGGCTGCGCTCGAGCATCGCACAAGGGTCGGCCGATAGCCGCTCGCGCTTCGAGTCGACCGATACGACCGCGTTCGCTTACGTCGGGACGAACGTATCTTACGGCGCAGCTTGGGAACACGGCTTCAATCGCAAGGTCGGCGCCGGTGCCCGCGGCGGCCCGCGCACGATCACCGGCAAGGCGCTCGAGACGTACATCCGCCGGCACCCGCCAGGCGTGCGCGCGGTCGCGGCGCGGCCGTTCCTTGCGCCGGCGCTGCTCGAGATGCGCGCGCAGATTCAGAACGAACTAGGCGCGGCGCTCAAGCGCGGCATGGAGAATGCGCTCCGTGGCTCTGCGTGAACCCATCTACCAAGCTCTGTTCGACCTCGTGACGAACCATCCGGCCGTCCGCGCGCAGTTCGTCACCTTCGGCCGGCTGCTGCCGCATGAGGCGAACGTCGCACCAGCGCAATGCCCGGCCCTGTTCACGTTCCAACTGCCGGAGCGGCGCGTGCAGAAGGGCAAGGGGATTGATGCGATCCGTACGCTGTTCGTCGCGTTCGTCGCGTATTTCACGACGCCGAGCGGGAACGGAATCATCCCGGCGACCGCGATCAACGCCGCGGCCGATGCGATCGACGAAGCGATAACGAATCCGGGCAATCCGCAGAATACGCAAACGCTCGGCGGGCTGGTCGAGCACGTCTATATCGAGCCGGACATCAGGCCGTACGAAGGGCTGCTGCAGGAGAAGTCGGTACTGGTTTCTGTCGTCTCGGTGCTGATCCCATGAGGGGCGACGGTGAAAACAACGGCCGGAAAATTCCGATTCCAGGCGCCGCGGGCGAGACGATCTATGCGGCGCTGGCGCGCATGGCGACGTATTGCGGCGAATGCGGGGTGACGATCAGAAAAGAGCGCGTGGCCGGCGGCGGCTACGTTTACACCATAGGAACCAACGAACCGCCGGCGAAGCCGGTAAGGAGCAACAATCATGGCTGACTTTTTTGGTGCCGGCTCGCTGATCGCGACGCCGCTCTATGACGCTACCGGCGCGGCGATTGCCGTTCCGTCGCCGGTCATCTTCGGCATCTTGCAAGACGTTACCGTCGACGATTCCGCCGACATGAAGGAACTGTACGGCGACAAGGGCTACCCGGTCGACATCGGCCGCGGCAAGCAAAAGCTGATGCTGAAAGCGAAGGCGGCGATGATTAACGCCGAGCTATTCAACTCCGTCTATTACGGGCAAGGACTCGTAGCAGGCTCGGCAAACGCGGTCATCGACACCGCCGGCTCGGTTATCCCGACCGGCGTCGGCGCGACCGCCGTCAACGTCAACGCAGTCGCGACCGGAGGCGCGAGCGCGATATTCGCCGCCGACTTGGGCGTGCAGTTCCCGGACGGCACGCCATACACGCGCGTCGCAAGTTCGCCGACCGGCGGCCAGTATTCGCTGGTGACCGGCGTCAACTCGTCCGGCGCGACGTATCAGTTTTCGAGCGTCGACGTCGGCAAAACCGTGTTCATCAACTATCAGTACACGAACGCGGCCGGCACCGGATCGGTCATGACCATCAAAAACATTCCGATGGGTCAGGTGCCGGTATTCTCGACGCAGCTGATGACCGCGAAGCGCCAGGGGCAGACGATGTGGCGCAAGTTTTTCGCCTGCACCGCAACGAAACTGACGATGGACTTCAAAAACGACGATTTCGTTATTCCCGATTTCGAGATCGGCTGCTTTGCTGATCCGACGACCGGGAACGTGCAGCAGTACGCGTTCAGCGAATAGCCGTGAGCGAAGTCAACGGAGTCAAATACGCGCCGATCCCCGGCAAGATACCGGGGACGGCGGTCAACCTGGGCGGCCACGAGTTCATCGTTGCACCGCTCAATCTCGACCTGTTCGTTCAATACGAAAAGGACATCACCGAGTTCGGCGCGATACCTAACACGCGCGACGGCCTGGATAAGGCGCTGCCGCTGTTTCTGGTCTGCATCCAGCGCAACAACCCGGACATGACGCTGGAGGCGCTCCGGCATCTGGTCGACTTCTCCAACGCCGGCGCGCTCGCAAACGCAATCATCGAAACTAACGCGTTGAAGCTCAAGGCGCCGGGGGAGTCGGCGCCGGCGAGCCAATAGACTGGCTCGCGGTGTACGCCTTCGTGGCCGCTGCAACCGGGTGGACGTGGGAATACATCGGGCAATGCTTGACGTTGCCCCGGCTTTTCGCGATGCACGCCATCTGGCGCAAGTTCCCGCCGATGATCGTATCCGGCGCGGCGATGCTCGGCGTCAAGCATGAGCCTGAGCCGGAACTGCCGAAAACGCGCGAGGAAATCGCCGAGGCGTTCGCCAAGGCCGCGATCCGCGTAGCGCAAGCGACGACCGTCGCGCCGCAAAAACTGAAGTGGATCACCGTGCCGAACGAGGCGCGCAATGGCTGACGACGTCGAGGTAAA